GCAATGAACCGCTCGACCACGTATTGCAAATTGCGAAAGTAACGCAGGCCGCGTTCATCGGTGACCGTGGTGGTCAGCCCGCCCTGGTACACCAGCGCATCAAAACTCGGGTGGCGCGCATTACCGAACAGGTACTGCGGCACTGCCGAATAACTCACAATGGTGGGCTTTTTGGCGCCGTGCAGTTTCTCGCTATGCGCCCGGCAGCCTTCGCTCACGTGGATGATGCCATCGGGCAGGGTCATGGCATCGCGCTCTTCCTGCGTGGGTGCGGCCCCGGTGCGCAGACTTTCGGGGTCATGGACATCGTGAATGACCACGCGCCCCGGCGCCAGTGCGCGCACCAGTGTCACCAACCGCAGCGGATCAGAATGCACGTGGATCACATCGGCGCGGCTGGTCTCGATCACACGCTGGAGGCTATTGGAATCAGTGTAAAGGTACGCGGCTGTGAAAGCATTGAAGCCGTAGAACTGCGGGGTGGGGGTGGCCAGTTCCACCTGATGCCCACGGTCGAGCATGACAATGGCCTGCTTGAAGGCGCGAATGTCTGACTGGCTGCAAATGTGCAGGATTCTCATTTCTTGCGTTTCACCTTGATGTCGGCGGTTTCAACATCCACTTGCAGATCAGCGGTCTGGATCACCTGTGAAGCGGGTACGACTTCGATATACCCCGCCTCCACCAACCCTTTGGCCTGTTCGGGCGTCAGGGTGATGATCTCATCTGCGGCATGGCCGCCGATCTCGGTGCTGGCAAAACTGACTTTCACTTTGTATTGCATAATTCTCCAGAAGGGAGGGCGGAAGACCGCCCTCCCCATTTGGTTCATCAGAAGACTAGGTCTTCATTTTCATGTAGCCGACGCTATCGGCTTGTAAAACCTTAAAGACCGTCCTGAAGTAAAGCCAGAGCTGCACCTGGCCGGTGCCCGCAGCGGAGTACGGGTCACGCAACAGGGTGAAGCCGGGGTCTTCGCGCCAGCCCACGAAGTTCCAGTTGCCGAAGTACGCCACCTTGGCGGTGGAGGCAATGGTCGCAACCTTGCTCGAGAAATGCACCGGGTAGCCCAGGATCTCGCGCCCAGCCAAACCCGCGCCGCTCGGGGCGGGGGCATAGTATTTCGGGTTGCCCACAATGGATTGCAGCGTGGCATACGTGGCCGGGTTGATCACCCACGCCACCGAGCCGCTGTCATCCAGGTAATCGGCCACGGTCGCGTTCAGCGCGGTCGATTCCAACTCGCCCAACACAATGGCGTTGCTGGCGGCGGTGGTCTTGTACGCCGTGCCGGTGGTGCCCGCTTCGGTCACCAGCAGCTGGTTCATGGTCTTCGCCATGCCGCGCGCCACCCAATCGGCCAGGAAGGCTTCGAGACCCACGGCTGTGTCTTGCAGCAACTCGTAGGACAGCGTGATCTTCTTGCTGTATTTCACGAGCGTCATCGAGCGTTTGGCCAGCGCCGGGGCGTCCTGGTCGAACGCGGCGGCTTCGTTGGTGCTCACGAATTCGCCATCGGTCTCGTTGTCGTATGGCACGTCCACGGTGGTGCCCACGCCGGGGATGCGGCGCACGCCCAATTTTTCAGCCAGCGACATTTCGCTGCGCTTGGCGATAATCTGGTTGTAGAACCCGGTCGCCACGGTGTCACCGCCATCGGCAGCGGTGCCGATGTTCATGTCGGTGTTGTTCGATGCGCGGATGGCCAGCTCGTTCTGTCCGACCATCATGTGGCGCACGCCGCCGGTGTCGCCGTCCTTGATGAAGGCTTTCATCGCGTTCTGGAAGTTGTCGCCGCGGGCGCTGATCACAGCGGGCGCCTGGGGCTTCTGCGCTTCAGGCATCGCCTGGGCGCGCTGTACACGGTTGGCGAGTGCTTCCGCTTCAGCCTTGAGAGCTTCCCAGCGGGTCTTCTCTTCGGGGTTCAGGTCACGGTTTTCTGATTCGGCCTTGGCGTGCAAGGCGCGCATATCGTCTTCTTTGGAGGCTTTTTGGGCCAGCAATTCACGAGCGTTCATGTTTGCATATCCTTTCGGGTAATGGTTTGGTTATTTGATCTCCAACAGATCCAGCTCCCGCTGGCGCGCTGCGCTGCGCACCTTGACCGCTTCTTCTGCACCGCTTGATGCAGCCTGAATCGGTTCGGGAATTTCAACCTGTTGGAAGGTTTCGGCAACAGACCGGGCGCTGGCGCTGGCTTGCGGGTACGCGCCAAAGGCCACCGGTCCGACATCGAACAATTTTTCGATCTCGATAACATCCCGCAGGGCAAGTTCGCCTTTGCTGGCGGGTTTGGTCCAGCTCTCGGTGCGGACCGTGAAAGCGAACGAAGCCTGCGGCACATCGCCGCGCTTCACCTTCTGGTACACGTTCATGGCTTCGCTGTCCTTGGGGTTGATCTGCGCCTCATAGCGCAGGCCCGTGGCGGTCTCGGTCAGTTTCAACGTGCCCGCGCTGGTGCGTCCGAGCACGATGTTCCAATCGTGGTTGTAGGCCGCGATCACGTCCGGGTTCTCGCTCAATACGCGCGTGAACGCGCCGGGGCGGATGCGCTCACGGAACAGGCTCCCGATGGTGGTCTCGGTGTTGAAGACCGCCGCATCGCCTTCGATGACCGGGGCTTCCTCGGTGCCAGCGGCGCGCTGGGTGACGTGTAAAAAACGGCGTTCGAGTTCGGGGGTCTCAGGCATGGCTCACCTCTTGAAGCAACGCGAACACTTGTTCGGGTTGAATGTCGTACCGCGTAACAACCATGTCGGCGGCGCGGCTATCGATCAGGTTTTGCGCGAAACGTCGCGCGGCGCTTTCGTTCAACAGCCGGGCTTGCACCAACGGCTGGAGCACTTGCAAGGCATAGGCGGGCAGGTCGCGCTTGTAGAACTGTTCGGCCCAGGCGTTCCACTTGTCACTTTTTTCAGGCCAGCGGCGCAGCGCCCCCTGCATTTCGTTGGTATCTCGTTTTGCAATGCGCCGCGCGGCATCCATCAGCAGCGGTTCCAGGTCGCGCTTGGGGTCGGCGGGCGGGTCCTGGGCGGGGTCGCTTTCAGCGGCGGGGTCAGCCTGGGGTTCAGGATCATTCCCATCGGTCATGTTGAGCGGGAATAACGGGTCATCCCCGCCTTCGTAGGGCAGCAGGTTCTCGCGCTCGCGCACTTCGTTGCGGGTGTAGATCCCGTTTTGAATGGCCAGCGTGTACGCCTGCATGCGGCTGTTGATGTCGGTGCGCAGCAGGGCATCCACCAAATGTTCAAAAAAGTATTCAGTCTTGTCCCAACTGAAAAGCAGGTCCTTGTTCAGCCCCTGCTCGATGCGCACCATCCACGGGCGCAGCGTGTGCGTGAGATAGCCGAGTTCTTGCTGCTCAATGCCCGATCCCCAACTCGTGGAGCGGGTCACGTCCCCGATCATGTGCGGCGGGATGCGCAAAAAGCGCGCGATCTCGCTGATGGCGAACTGCCGACCTTCGATGTATTGCGCGTCCTTCGCCGGGAAGCCGATGGTTTCCAGGCTCATGTTCTCTTCGAGAATCGCCACTTTGCCCGCATTGTCTGCGCCGCCATAAGCCTGACTCCAACTATCTCGAAGCCGTTCGTATGCTTCTTTGCTCAACTGACCTTGATGCTTTAGCGCCACGCTCGGGCGCGCGTCATTTTTCAGCACGCGGTTGCCGTACTTTTCGAGCGCCATTGCCTGCCCGATGGTGTTGCGCATCAGGCTGATAATGCTGCGCCCGGTCAGCCCGTCGAACCCGAAGCCGGGAATGTGCAGGATCTCATCTTGCGTAAAGGCCAGGCGTTGCCCCTGTGTGTTTTGGTATAAATAAATGCGTTGTCCGTCTTTGCGCCCCACTTCCATGCGCCCTGGGTGCAGCGGCCAGACCTGCTCCACTTCACCGCGGGCATTCCACAACATCTGCCCGTAGAAATTGCCCCAGCCGATCAGGTGCCCCAGCATGATCTCGCGGAATTGGTAACTGGTCATCTCGCTGTTCGGTTGGTCGTGCATCAACTTGTACAGCGGGTTCTCGGTGGCGCGTTCCTTGCCGCGCGGCAGGCGCCGGTACAGGATCAACGGCAGGGCCGCAATGTCCTGCGCGATGATCGTGATGGCGGCATACATCGCCGGGACCGTGATGGCGCTATCCACGCTCACCAACTCGCCCGAAAGCGACGTTTGCCCAAAGGCATTGACCAGCCAATCAGGCGGGTTCGTTAAGCTGACAGAACGCTTCTCGAATAGCATCGTTTATCCACGTTCCTTGGCATTGGTTTCAGCCACACGCAGCAAGTACAAGCCTGTGACTACCAGCGCCCACTTGAAACCCACAAGCAGGCTGATGCCTGCGGCCAGCAACGCGAGACCCAGAAGGAAGATCCATTCTGTCACGCCGAGAGCAATGCTCAAAGAACGCGAATTTTGTTTGGTGTCAGGAGTCCGGTCTGGCATGGCGTAGGTTTGGTGGTTAAGCAAAAAAAAGACCGGCACTCCCAGAATAGGGAATGCCGGTCCGATGGTTCCGACGTATCGGTGGATATGTAGCGGCGCAATGCGTCCGCTTTGTTACTGTCAATTATAGCACAAATTATCTACGCTGCGGGCGGTTGTGCGGCTGCACGTACTTGATAAAGAATCGGCTTTTTGTAAACCGCGCGCCAAGCAGGTCACCGTCCACGTTCAGGCTCGATGTGCCTTCGATCATCACCGTCACCGGGATGATCAAGCGGCCTGCGCCCGTCAGGGATGAAGTGCCTGCCATTGTGGAGCTGAACAACAATAGCGTGATGCCGCTGGCGGTCAATGACGATGTACCTGCCATTGTGGCGCTGAATGGGATCGCCAATTTGCCCACGCCCGTCAATGACGATGTGCCCGCCGCCGTGGCGCTGAAAGGCAGCGTCAATTTGCCCACGCCGGTCAGCGAACTTGTGCCTGTTACCGTCGCACTGAACAGCACCCCCACCAATCCGCTGGCGGTCAGGGACGATGTGCCTGCCATTGTCGCACTGAATGGCAACACCAGCCTGCCCACGCCCGTCAGCGTGGACGTGCCCGCCGCGGTCGCGCTGAAAGGCAGCGTCAATTTGCCCACGCCCGTCAGCGAACTTGTGCCTGTTACCGTCGCACTGAACAGCACCGCCACCAACCCGCTGGCGGTCAGGGAGGATGTGCCTGCCATTGTGGCGCTGAATGGGATCGCCAATTTGCCCACGCCCGTCAATGACGATGTGCCTGCCATTGTGGCACTCACGGGGATGTTCAGTTTGCCCACGCCGGTGAGTGATGACGTGCCCGCCATTGTGGCGCTGAACATCACGGCCACCAATCCGCTGGCGGTCAGGGAGGATGTGCCAGCCATCGTTGCGCTGAACGGGATCGCCAGCCTACCCACGCCCGTCAGGGACGATGTGCCTGCCATTGTGGCGCTGAACGGGATCGCCAGTTTGCCCACGCCCGTCAGGGACGATGTGCCCGCCATTGTGGCGCTGGCGTTGTGCGTGGTGGTGGTGGTGACCGTCCACTTCGGGGTGACAGTGTAGGTGTCCAGCGCGGTCGAACCCGCATAGACCCTGAATTCAAAATAATCGCCGTTGGTCAGGCCGCTCTTTAATTTCAGCGACCACTCGAACTCGGAATAATCGTCAGTCGTGATGTCGGTGCTATCGGTGCCGTTCTCATCGTCCCAGCGCCGCCCGGTCACAAAGTCGCCCGTGGTCTTGCCGCTCGGGGCCGTCAGGCGCGCTGTGGTGGCTTCGCCGCCCGCCGTGATGTTGCTGGACGTGTTCACATACACATCGTTTGTGATACCCGTGATACGCAGCCGCAGCACAAAGCCAGGCCCGCGCACGTTGGTGGTGGTGCCGCCTGCCGTGGCGCTCAAGGTCACAGCACCCGAACCAGACCCGGATGAGACCGGCGCGCGGACAATAAATCCGCCTATGTCGTTACCCGTGGTGCTATCCGGCTCTTCGATCTCTGTCACCGTGCCGAAGGTGGTGCCGCTTTGGGATAACGCTTCCGCTGAAAATTGCGAAGGCGTGGTCACATCGGTGGGGATCACCATGCCAGCCAGGATAAAATCACCTGAAGCGATGTCCATGCTGCCGGTGGCGATGCTGACATTCCCCGCGCTGGTATCCTTGCCGGTTCCGATGGCAAATGACCAGGTGCCCGTGTCGCTGGCTTCTACCCGGTAAATGTTGGCCCAGCACACGTTGTTTGTGCCTACCGTGACCGAAAGCGTGCCGCTTTCAGACCCGCTCACGGTGTCTTTGGTGTATACATAAATGTTTGTGTTGCCGGTATCAGCCCCGAGCGTGGTGGTATAGCCGCCCGTGTCGCCATCGTTCGAGCCAGTCAGCGAACCCTGCAAGGTCCAGCCGCTGGGGGTGGTCACCGTGCCGCCGTTCGCGCTGGAGGGCTTTTGACCGACCACCAACACCAGCGCCGAATTGGTGGTGATGCCGGTGGGATAGGTGGGCGCTACGCTGGTGCCGCCGCTGGCGCTGTATGCGATGGTGCCCGCCGCGCCCCATGACAGGGTGGGGCTGGTTCCGCTTCCGAGCGGCACCGCCGTATACCCGCCCGCGCCGTTCTTTTGGTAGCGCAATGTATACGCCGCGCTGGCGGGGTCTAACGTGGCATTGACCAGCACGCGCAGCAGCTTGGCGGTGTTATCGGCGGTGCTGATGTTCGTGTCCTGGTTCGCCGTCCATGTGTGCGCTGATTCGCTGCCATCGTCCTCGCCAAAGCGAAAGCCTTCCTGTTCCTGCGTGGCGCTGGCGGCCTCTTTGATGGATATATGCCACGATGTCCAGTTCCCCGATGCGCTGGCGCTGGTAAATGTTTTCGTGCCGCTTGCGCCGCTGGAGGCTTGGATCGCATAAAACAGATTGTGCGAATCAAAGATCCCGCCGTCCGTATACCCCGAACTCGAAGCCCCCAGATCGTCCAGGTTATAACTCATCACCCCCGCGATGTTCATACTGTTGTTTGTCGAAGTGGTGATCGTGCCAGCCGTGACCGTTGTCGAAGCGGCATTATCCGAATCAGCCGTGGCATCCTGTGGGTCGCCTGATGTAACGCCCCCGCTCCACGCCGAGCATACCACCGTGCGCCACGCGGACGATGAATGCGTGAAGGTCCATGATGACCCTTCACTGCTGGCGCGCTTCCACGCCACCCGATGCCAGAAATTCGAGTTTGAATTTTGAACAGCCGCCGCCACCCACGTCCAACCGGCGGGCAAAGTGAACGCCGTCCCGCTCGCTTCTGAGTACGTGTCAGCGATCAGGATGTCGTTGTCTAGCGTGCCCGTGGGCTTGTTGACCGTCAGGTCCGTGCCAGAGGCGCCGCCGTTGTTGGACTTGGCCCGGAATGCGACTGCCATATTATCCTAACGCGATATGCTTTTCGATGCCGTCCAGTCTGCCATCAGGCCGCACGGTGATGTTTAATCGGTTTTGGGCGTTGCCGTTGTTCAGGGTGATGACCGTTTCGGGGGTGTTCGGCGGGACGGTTCCGCCGTACTGTTTGCCGTTCGCTGTGGACGTGAAATCCCAGATAATGCTCTTATCTGTGGGGTTGTTGACCACAATATCCACAATGCGCGGCGGGTCGGTGGCGTCATCCCAATGGAACAGAATGGACGCCGTTTGCCCGTTGCTGGTTTCGCTCCACACGTTGGAAGTCAGGATCGCCATTGGAACCCCGCCAGACCTGCGCCAATGCGCACCAGCCAGATACCCACACGCCGCACCAGTGTCAGGCTTTGGAATTTGACCTTGATCTCAATGTCGTATTCCATCGCGTTATGCCACCGTCACATCCAGCGCGCCCGCGGCGATCTGCACCGTGTCGCCATTGTCGGGCGTGAAGCCGGTATCCACCGCGCTGAAGAACAACCCGTTGCCCGTGGTGGAAGCGTCAAAAATGCCGATGCTGGCCACCGCGCCCCACGAACCCGAAGGCGTTGGGAAGGTGATGGTGGAGGTGTTCGCGGTCGCGCCGTTGGTTGCGCCGGGGGCGTCCCAACTGGTCACCTGCGTGCGCGCATAGTTCGAGCCGCTGCACTCGGTCTCGGTCATCGCGGCGGTCAGCGTGCCGGTGTGCATCGAAACATACACAGACGTGCCGGGGCTGGTGTAGGCCGTATTCCGCAAAATGTGATCGAGCAGCTTGTGCGAAAGGTAGGTGCTGAATTCGCCATCCAGGCTGATGTCCAGGTCACCGGCGGCGATGCTGAAGGTGGTGCCGCTCGCCACCGACTTGCTGGCGGTCAGCGCCCCATAGAACAACAGGTTGCCCGCGCTCGAAGCGTCCCAAATGCCCACATGCGTCACGGTGCCCCAGCTTGAACCCGCCGCCGAAAAGGTGATGGCGTTGGTGTTGGCGGTGGCGCGGCTGGCGGGCGAATCCCAGGCGGTCACCTGCACGCGCGCGTAATTTGTGCCGCTCACCTCTGTGCCGGTGCCCGCGTCTGTGGGGTCGGCGGTGTGCAATGACACATAAATGGCCGTGCCGGGGCTGGTGTAGGCGGTATTCCGCAGCACATGGTTCAGGATCTTGGCTTCCAGATAATCAGAAATGACAGCAGTGGTCATGGGGTGGCTCCTTAATGCAAAAACCCGGCACTCCCAAAAGGCTGGGAATGCCGGTCCGATGGTTCCGACGAATCGGGTTTCAGTTGTTATGCGTATTATACACGATTACAGCGTCATTTTTTATTGGTTGCTTTAGGGGTGCGCTTTTTTTTCTTGTAAACTTTTTTATGAACTGTTGGCGTAATTTTTTCCCAACCTTTTGGTGTTTCTATTGGTTTTGATGTCGTAAGCACAAGCACATCGCCATCCTGCACAAATGAAGGTAATTTTATTTTCATGCTCATTTGTCAGCCTCCAAAACAATTATAACGTGAGTATACCGCGCTCTTTATACACCGATTGCCCGCTGGTGGGGTTGTGGGTCATGGCCCCGGCGTGCGCCATGATCAGCGCCGTGCCGCCGTCGATCTTCTCGCGGCTCTTTTCCTTGTCTGGCTTGATGTTGCCCGCCGGGTCCGAGCGCGCGATCAGGTTGTCCATGTTCCACGTCAGCACCGGGTTCTCGCCGTGCGCCAGTTGGTGCAGCAACACCACCCGCAGCAGGTCCTTCATCGGCGGCGACATGCTAACCGTGCCCTGCCCAAAGCGCACCAGCAGCGGCTTGCGCATTTGCTTCGCCTTGTCCGGGTCCACCATGAAGCCATACGTGTCCTGCAACGTGCCCATGATGCCATCCGACCCGTAACGGTCGAACCGCAACTCGCGCAGGTCGTACAGTTTCATGATGCTGTCCAGTTGCGACAAGATAAAGGCATGGTCAACAACATCGCCCGGCGTGGGCGTGATAAAGCCCTGCTCGGCCCACAGTCCATACGGCACGTTATCATTGCGTGACCGCTTCTCGATGTTGTTCTCAGGGCAAAAGAAATGCACCAGCGCGTAATAATTCGGGTCGGCATCCGGGTCAATCGGCGGGAATTCCAACGCCAGCGCCGTCAAGTCGTTCACCGATGACAGGTCCAGCCCCGCGTAACACGGTCGGTTCAAGAGAAAGGCCGGTAATTGCAGGGCAGGCACAGGTCCAGCACAGAGGCGCCAGTGGTCCATCGGCATCCATTTGGTATCCGAGCGCACCCACACGTCCAACTGATAGCGCAGGAAGTCGTTCAACTCGGTCGGCATTTCGGCGGCGCGCTTGGCCTTGGTGCGCATGTCCTCCAGTTTTTTGTTCACCCCCAGCCCTGGGTTGGCCTTGTACCAGTTCTTTTCATCCCGCCAATCGTCATTCGCATCGATGGTATAGATCACGCCAAACCACGTATCATCGGGGATGATGCCATTCAGCACTTTGCTGGTGTACTCATGCAGCTCCCAACAGAACCGCGACTCTTCCGCGCTGCCCGCCGTGGTGATCATGAAGATCAACGGCTGCGCGCGCGCGCCGGTGGCGTTCTCGAGCTTGGTGTACGTGCCGCGCGTCTTCCAGGCGTGGACCTCATCCAGGATCGCCGCGTGGACGTTCAACCCGTCCATTGATTTTTCATCCGCGCTCAACGGCTCATACTTCGAATAAGAATGTTCCTGATTCAAATTGTTGCGATACACGCTGACGCCGCCCTGCGCCCGCAAGATCTCGCTTTCCTGCACCATGCGCGTGGCTTCATTGTGGCAGATCTTCGCCTGCTCCTTTTTGTTCGCCGCCGAATACACCTCCGACCCCGGCTCCCCATCGGCAAACGCCATATACAACCCAATGCCCGCCGCAAAAGTGGTCTTGCCGTTCTTGCGCGGCACTTCGATGTAGCACGAACGAAAGCGCCGCGTGCCTGCCGTGTTCTGAATCCTGCCGTTGCGCGTCTTCGTCACCCAGCGCGGGTCATCCGCCCGGTACCACCCGAACAGATTCCACACGATGAACAGTTCCCACCCCTCCAGCACGAACGGCTCCCCCGCAAACTCCGCCAGCGAATGCCGCAACAGGCTAAAAAAGTCGATCACATCCTGCGCCTTATCCTTGCGAAACACCAGCCCCCGTTCTTTGGCGTGCTCCAGATCGTCAAAATGCCGGGCACAGGCGCGCCTCACCCAATGGCAGGCGGCGATCTTGCCATTCAACACATCGCGGGCGTAGCGTTCAGCAGGGTGGAGGGAGGGCATGGGGTTGGCTTTTAGCGGTTAGCGGTTGGCTTTTTACACTTTGGGCAAACAATCACACCTTTGCCATTACAACGTGCGCAACCGCGTGAGCGTTCAGCACCGTTACATCCAGGGCATACGATCCTTTTATTGTCTTTGCAAAGATCGCATTGATTCTGTGTTTTCACTTGAACACATCCTTCAGCGGTTAGTTTTTGGTCAGGTCAATGTCAAACGCATCAATATCTGCCTGGCGCGCTGCGCGGCGCACGAAATTCATAGCCACCTCTTCATCTGCCCAGAATTCCCTGGCTGCCAGCACTGTAAACGTCCGCTCGACTCCGTTATCTACAATGCGAAAGGTGCGCTTTTCCTTGATCGCTGTGATTTGCACGTCTTCTGATTTTACAAGTGTTATGTCCATGTTCACTCCTTTGGTTTTGTGATCTCGACAGCCACCCAGGTCCACCAAAGCCAGCCGAATTCCACATACCAGCCCAGCGCGCTGCGGTGAAATGCCAGCAAAGGCAAAATATAAAAGGCGTCGTCATAATTGACTTTGTTTATTTTCATTTCTCACCGCTGCCGTACAAGTAAAGCACACAACCAAGTAAAAATAAAACAAACCACGCCAGCCATACATGCCAGAATTCAATGATCCATCTGATCTCAGTCATGTCTGGGTTGGCAAACCTATGCCATACCATGCCAACCGTAACAGCAACACTTATCAACAAACCCAAAAACTTTATAATCTTTTTCACTCTTTTCACTCCCTGGGCTTGCTTTGTATTGGCAGCTTTTTTGCATACGCTTGTGCAATGAATTCTTCCTGCAAATTCACATACTCAAACCCGCGTTCGTTTTCCAACAAACGCCACACCCAGGCCATCCAGCCCTTTTTTGCGCGTCTGACCCGTTGCGGTATCAAATAACCGCCCGCATCGGCTTGACCGCGCCATAAAGAATTATCCACTGCCGTGCCCGTTGCGCTTTCCTTTTGCATGACGATTTTTTTCACTTGAACACCTCCATCAGCGGCCCGCTCATAACCTGAATCCGTTTGTGGCCCTTGTAGCGTTTCAAGGTCGCCCAATCGTTCATCAGCTTTTCCACAGGCTCATTATAAATCGGCTTGTCCCCCATAAAATCATCGTGCGGGTGGCAGTATTTCTGCGCGCCCTGGTACAGGTCCATGCCGCACAACAGCACCGGCATGCAGCCCAAATACAACGCCAGCCAGGCCGTGAAGATCCCCGTCCGCGCGGTGGGGCGGGGCACGCCGCGCAGGTCAATGTCGGTGTGCGCCAGCAACTCATTCACGCGCGTATACGGTCCGCCCTGTGCCAGCCGTTCCAACTCAGGCTTGATGCTCGGGTCATCCATCATCACCAAATAATCGGGCTGCACCCCAATGTGAAAGGCGTGGTCATTCACCGCGAACTTTACACAATCGGCGGGCAGCCGCTCCATGTCCGCGCGCAACGAAGGCCCGCCGCCCAAGATCGCAGCCGGTTTTCCCGCATGAATGTTTTTGATCTCCGAGAGTTTCCGCATAGACTCCTTCCAGTCCGACGTCGGATTATTTTGCAACTGGTAACTTAAACAACTTTTCCGCCAGCTTTTCCTCTTTGGTGGGCTGCGCAGGTCCCTTGCCGATCATTTTTACCTTGTTCCGCGCCACGGGCGTGATACCCAATTCCGCAGCGATCTTGATCAGCTGCTCCTGCAAATTGCGAATATACCGCAGCCGTGGGTTCATCTGCATCATGCCGCGCTTCGATTCAACAAATTCCTCTTCCGAACGCGCCTTGATGGTGTGCGCCTTCAAGTCCGCATAGACTTGACAATACAACGCCAACGCCGCCTCATCCAACCGCGTCACGATCTGCTTGGCCTCCATCTCGCGGGCTGTCTCGTCCCATATCAGCAGCGCATCCGCTGAAAGATGGTCCGGTGGCTGGGGAATAGCCACATCAAAGTGGGGGGCATTGTCCACTTTTTTGCGTTTGCCTGGGTTCCCGCGCAAGGCGGTCACTTTGGCCGGGGTCGGCTTTCGTCCTTTCATAAATTCAATCCTTGACCACTTTTTGTCAATTTCGCGGGTGCGTACGCTGTGC